ACGGTGTTATCGACAATTACAAGGCGCAGATTACCCTTTATCGAGCTGACGTTGCAACACAGAAAGCGCAAGCAGATGTGCAGGCAATCAAGGCAGAACATGCGACGCTGCGGCTCGATGCTTATGGATCGCTACTGCGTGGCATTCTTACAAATTACAACATTCTCGAAACTAATCTGAAGTCATACCGTCAAGCGATCGAAAATTACGCACAGTCGTACAAATTGAATGAAAGCAAGTTGGACGCTTACGAAACTGCTATACGTGCTGAGGCGTCTGCTGGTAATGTCAGCGAAACCAACGTGCGTACCTATGCGCAAGTCATCGGTATGGAGCGTCAGCGTACTGGTGCGTATGAAGAGTATGTCCGCCGATCGACCGACGCTATCGAGCTAGAAATTCAAAACATGCGACAAGCGATAGACACCGAGCAGTCGTATCTCAGTGCGATCAACAACATACTGTCTGCAAACATGCAGATTCTGTCCGCATACGAATCATCTGTCGGAAATTATTTGCGAGCGTTCGAAGCATTTGAACGCGCAAACGCTGGTTATACAGCGAATGAGAACAAGCTTGCTATTCTTGCGGAAGAGACACGATTTACACAAGCATCACTAGGCAACACTGCGAAACTTTACTCTGCAAAATTGCAATCTGCGCTTGCGCAAATACGCATTCGTGCTGGTGGGGCACTAGCGCAAGCTGCAAGTACGATTTATAATGTCGGTGTTGCCGCAAACGCAAGCGCGCGTGAGGATGTACAAGGTAGCAAATCTTATACGGAGCGTACTTCTGATGATTATACTAAGAGATGGTCGCGCACTGTTCGTCGAGAAATTCGGCCTATTAAACATTAGTGAGGTAAATTATGGTTAGTACGTTGATTCGTGTTGCACCGCCTTCTGAAGTTTTGAACGAGGTCGAGACTGACAAACCTGAAATCGAACTCGACGCTGAAGCGTTGCGTCGAGAGCAAATGGAAAAACTCGCCCGTTATGTAAACGATTGCTTTGATGAAGCATATCGGCACAGGCAGAAAGACATTCAACGTTTTGTCAATGCGTTGTATGCACGACGTGGTGAGTACACCCCCGACAAACTTGCTGCGATCCGGGAAGTTGGCGGGTCGGAAGAATATGCACGTATCTGTGCACACAAAAGTCGAGTACTTCAAGCATGGCTCGAAGATATATTTTTGGCGAATACTGAGCAGCCGTGGACGATTGAACCAACGCCATTGCCGAGCTTGCCGGAAAATGTTGTTGAGTCGATCAAAGATCAGGTATCACAACGTATTGCCGCTCTTACTGCACAAGGTCAGGTTGTTTCTCCGAGTGACGCGGAACGCATGTTGCAAGATGAACTCAACATGGAGCATATGCGGCAGCGTGATCTTGCTGAGCAACGTGCGGAAAAAATGGCTCAAGTCATTGCTGATCAGCTTGACGAAGGTGGGTTTCGGGAAGCGCTGTCAACATTCATCAGTTATCTCACAACATTCCCTGGTGCTATTCTAAAAGGCCCTATTTTTCGAAAGCGAGATCAGCTTCAGTGGGAAAACATTGATGGTAAGTTCATACCACAGGTGACCTCAAAAATCGTTATTCAGTTCGAAGCGCCGAACCCAATGAACTGTTACCCTGCCCCCGGTGCAACGACGCCGCAGGAAGGATACTTCATCGAGCACCTCACCCTGACTGCGAAAGATTTGGCTGATTTGATCGGTGTCGATGGGTATGATGAAGCTGCGATCCGTACAATCTTGTCTCGTTGTAATGCGCAGGGTGGTGGGTATCGTTGGGTCGAACGGTACTACGGAGTTCACAATTCCGCAGAAGACAAGCGAGACGCGGTCAAATCCCAATACATTGACGTGTTGGAATTTCATGGCCCTGTTTCTGGTGAAGACTTGATGGATTGGGGCTTGGATGCTGATCTCGATGCGCAACGTTACTATGAAGCAACCGTGTGGTTGATTGACGATATCGTCATTAAGGCAACATTGAACGACGACCCACTCGGCCGCAGACCGTATTACAAAGCGTGCTACGAAGAAATCCCAGGCCAATTTTGGGGCTTTAGCATTTATGACGTTTTGTCTGATGTGCAAGGCGTGGCGAACGCGGCGATTCGTTCGCTTGTGAATAACATGGCGATCGCTTCCGGCCCACAAGTAGCGATCAATGTCGATCGTGTACCAGCGGGTACGGATATTACGAACCTGCACCCGTGGAAAATTTGGCAGTTTGTTGACGGACAGTTTGCATCGAGCAACGGTTCGCCGCCAGTCATGTTCTTCCAGCCTCATACAAACGTTCAGGAATTGCTCACCGTTCTTGAGCGATTCTATGCGTTGGCTGACGATTTTTCGTTCATCCCACGTTACATGACAGGGTCGGATAAAGTATCTGGCCCGGCACGCACAGCGTCAGGACTTTCAATGTTGTTAGACGCTGCGAATAAAGGTCTGAAATCTATTGTCAATCATATTGACACTCAAGTGATGACGCCATTGTTGCAAGCGTTGTTTGATCACAATATGTTGTATAATGAGGATGAGAGTATTAAAGGTGATGCTCAAATTGTCGCGCGTGGTGTGGCAAGTCTGATGCAGCTTGAAACCTTGCGTATGCGTCGGAATGAGTTCTTGCAAATCACTGCAAATCCGATTGATAGCCAGATTGTTGGTGTACAAGGTCGCGCATCTATCTTGCGTGAAATCGCTAAAGGTCTTGGAATGGATGTCAACAAAGTTGTCCCGCCGACAGCGGTGTTGGGTATGCAACAAGCGCCTCAACAAGTGCTTCCACAAGCGCCTCAACAAGTGCTTCCACAAGCGCCTCAACAAGTGCTTCCACAAGCGCCTCAACAAGTGCTTCCACAAGCGCCTCAACAAGCGCTTCCACAAGCGCCTCAACCTTCTCAAGAGCAGTTGATGGATGGACGACCTGTAACAGATTTCATGTCTCCACGTCGCATTTAAGGAGTTAGCATGGCTAAACCGACACAAGAACAGTTACGTGAGTTTCAAAGATTGCGTTTGAACAATCAAGTAGTAGAGTATTTGAATGTAATGGAGAAAGAGTATGTTGATAGGTTAGTTGGCGAAACGAATCTTGCAACCATCCATCAATTGCAAGGTTCGATCTATGTCGTTCGTCATTTATTGTCGATGATCTTTTCTGATTGAACGGAGGTATTATGTCTGACGTTACCAAAACCAGTGCAATTCCGGCACCTGTCGCTCGTCGTTTGCAAGAGATCGAGCAGTTCATTGCACAGCAAAACCAGACAGAAGATTCAGAGCAAGCGTCAGTAGACGCACAACAGCCAGAACTTGAACAGTCCGAAACGGCAGAAGCATCAGAGACGCCAGTGACTGAGGTAGTTACTCAACCGCCGGAACAAGCACAAGAGCAAGTTCAGAAGCAGTCTGAACAGCTTAATGAAATGGAAAAACTGCGCAAACAGTTGGAAGCCATCGAGCACAAATACAAAACGTTGGCGGGTATTGTGCGGTCGAAAGATGACGAGATTCGGCGATTGCAGGAGTTGATCGCTAATTTCAACGACGCACTGAGTACTACCCAAGCGCAAACTAATAAAACTGTTTCGGCTGACGAACAGAAAGACATTGATGATTTTGGTGCAGACCTTGTGGCAATGGTCAAACGTTATGTCAGTCGAGGAGTATCAGATATCGAACAACGGTTGGTTCGATTAGAGCAAGCTATTTCTCAAACAACGAACGTCGTTCAAGAAACTCAAAAAGAACGATTCGAACGTCGATTGACCGAGCTTGTTCCTGATTGGCGTGAGATTGATATTGACCCTGACTTTGCGACATGGTTACAATCTAATCGAGCACGTGTCGATCTGGTTCGCCAGTATATGGCTGCATATGACGCAGATGGTGTTGCGGAGATATTCTTGCAATATAAAGCGTTACATGCTAAACTAAATTCAGATGCCCAGCAACCTACGCTAGCTAAACCTAAACCTGATCTTGAGCGTAAGGTTGCTCCGGCAAAAGGTAGAACCAGCACACCGACAGTTCAACCTGAGAAAAAGGTATGGACTCGTTCGGAAATTGCAGAGGTCTACCGAAATCAGCGGCGATATGACGCTAAAACTTTTGCAGAATTGGAGCGAGAAATCGCGAATGCTCAACGTGAAGGACGGGTAGATTACACCCGTTAAGTTAGAAGGAGTTCATCATGGCATATCCTGTTCATTCGTCGAATCCGAACACGGCGTATCCGAACGCGACGAGTGCGTACCCGACAACCTACTCTGGTACATTCATTCCTGAAATTTGGTCGACTAAACTGGTCGCCAAATACTATGCGTCAACGGTGCTGAGCCAAATCACCAATACGGATTATGAGGGCGAAATCCGTAACATGGGTGATAAGGTCATTATCCGTACTACGCCGACTATTTCGATTCGTCCGTATCAAATCGGTATGCCGTTGCAAACCGATTTCCCAACTGGCGGTACGATCGAACTGTTGATCGATAAAGGGAAGTACTGGCAAGTCGCGATCGACGATGTCATCGCAAAGCAGCAGGACATCAACCAGCTTGACCTGTGGGCGCAGGATGCTGCGGAGCAAATGAAAATCGCGCTTGACACTGAAGTGCTTGCGTACCTACCGGCCAACGTTCATGCGGCGAACACCGGTTCTAATGCTGGTATAATCTCCCATAACGTCAATTTGGGCACTACCGCTAACGCGATCGCATTGTCACCCTCGAATGTTCTTGAGGTCATCTTGCGTTTGGGTCAGGTGCTCGACGAGCAGAATGTGCCGGAGACTGATCGATTCCTAGTCATGCCGTTTTGGGCAACCACGATGCTCAAGCTCTCCGACATCAAGGACGCCTCACTGACTGGCGACAGTACCTCGCCGCTGCGTAACGGTATGGTGGGTCGCATCGACCGGTTCACTGTGTATAACAGCAACCTGCTGCCGATTAACCCATCCCCCGGCGCGTCGGATTGGCGGTCGGTCATCCTTGCCGGTACTCGTAGTGCAGCGACTTTCGCTACCCAGCTCACCAAGACCGAAACACTGCGGTCGCAATCCACCTTCGGTGACATCATGCGCGGGCTGATGGTTTACGGGTACAAGATGATCAAACCCGAAGCAATGGCTGTTGCGTATATCCGGTAAAATGTAATGTGTGAGGGCGATAACCCCTCACACATTTTGAACGAAGGAGGTAGTCATGAGTGATTTTCTTTACGATAGCTCTGGTCGTAAGTTTTTGAAGTGTGCACAACTTTTGGAAGACGAGTCGTTCAAAACAACGATCGATCAAGCACAGACTGCACTACAACCAGTGCAGACGAAGAAGAAGCCTGTGAAGCAATCAGATGATGTCGATGTGTGGGATGTACCTAAGAACTGATCAAAGGTAGATAATGGCTACGCCTGTTAGTGACGTTGTAACGCGGCTCCGTAACGAAGTGCTTCGCGATAGTGCGGAGCCGTATTTGTTTAGCACAGATGAAATTATCAATGTGCTATCGGAAGGTTACCGCATCTTTGTTCGACATACGCATGCAATAATCAATACATTTACTGTTCGCACCGTCATTGGTCAGAGTAGTTACACGCTTGACCCGACAGTCTGCTACGTGCGTCAAGTAACATTGGTTGATGCGTCGAACAATAGTGTGTGGTACCTGACGCCTTACACACGCCGAGCAAAAACTTTGCGTTGGACTGGTAGACCGACTGCGTATTCAACCGATGCAGCTCAATCGACACTCAAACTTTACCCTGTACCTGATCAGGTATATACTCTTGAAGTCGATTGTGCTGTAGTTCCAGAGCGATTGACAGCCAATTCAACAATTGCATTAGGCAGTGAGTGGATTCCGACACTGATGAATTATGCTTCGGCGCGATTGTTGAGTAACAATGATCCAGATGGGTCGAATCAAGTTGCTGCGCAACAGTTCGAACAACGGTGGAAAGAGGGTGTGATGCTGGCGAAGCAGCAATTCATCCGAGATCGTGTAGGTGATGGCACAACAGCTATGCCTCGACGTTGGACATAGGTGAGCTATGGCACAGGCAAACTTTTTGAATCATGACAAGTTGGAAATTCCGTCACCCAATGTGACGATGTCAGACATGCCTTACGTACAAGGCTGGCGACAAGCGGCGCAAGATTTTTCTGGTGTAATCAATAGCTACGCACCAAAACCAGTCAACACTGAGGCAGCGTTCCAGCAAGCACAGAATTTGATCCGTAGTTATTACCGGTCACCTAATTACGAACCTCCACAAGTACCGTATTCACCAGATGTCGAGAAAACACGCTCTACCCTTTACGAGATGATTCGGGATGGGCTAACTACAAATGTACCTGGCCGTAGGTTGACTGCGGATGGTTTGAACGCTATCACAAATACAATTCGTGAACTTGATGCTGCTGAGAACAATCGCTTTAGTACGCTTGCACAATATAATGCAAATTTGCAAGGGCAAGATACACAACGCCAAAATGCTATCTTGAACGCAACGACAAACACTTTTAACTCCAATGTAAGCGCACAAGACAATTTTAACGCTAATAGAATTAATACGCTTGGTACAATTTTGCAAGCACTTACTGGTAATGCACAAACTGCCGAACGCTATGCAGCGACATTGGATACGAACAACAGTCGATTGCGGTCGGCGGAGCTGACTAATCAAGCAAACATGGCAAGCGTGCAGGGGTCGCTTGCGCAAGCGATGGTGACTGTGAACAGGAATCTATACGATGCTATTCAACAGTACGTTTACCAAGGCCAATCACCTGACGCGATACTGCCGGATCAGCGACCACAAATTCAAGCGCGGATGCAAGCTGCACAACTTGCTCTGCCAATTGCAAGTAATCCTGAAGCACTTGCAGCATTTCAGCAAAACTTTGCAAAGCTCAGGGAACGAGCGCTGACCGATCCCAATGCGCGTGCAGAATTAGAACGGCAAATACCAATTTTCAACGCATTGATGGTGCTTGCGCCATACGCACAAGTACGTGCATATCTAGAGAAGGCTATGAACAATTCGCAAGTACCAGGGTATGCTAACGGCGGTATTGTTACATCAAATCTCTCAAATGGTGGTGGTGTTCCAGCCGATGCAATCCAACGTTACCAAGTTTATATCAATACAGTACGACAACTTGGTCTGAATCCGGTACCATTTCAAACATTCCTTCAAGCGACTACGCAGCAGCCGCCTGTACCGACACAGCAACCGGCAGCACCACAGCTACAAGCAGCGTCGATTCCAGGGAACAAGATTCTTGGATATGCCAAGGGTGGTGTTGTCAGCATGTCAATGAGAGACCCAACTGATGCAAGTGGTAAAATGGTTATCGACCTGAACCCGAACAGCCCAACCGACAGCATCCCAGCAGTCGTCGATGGTATACAACCGGCAAAACTCGATAGCGGTGAGATCGTGTTCCCGAAAGAAGCAGTGATGTTTTACGGCATCGAGCGTCTGATGCGAATGATTCAGAAAGCGCGTGAAGGGCTAGGTGCAACGGTACAATAACGGAGCTTCGTATGGCGTTGCAAGATTTCAATACTCAAAACAGCCAAGATAAGGGGTACTTGACACTTGAGGATTTCGCCTCAACGTACAACGTTCTGCTACCTATTACACCTCAAGCAACACCTTCGGCAATCCAACAGTCGTCGCGAATCGCTCCACAGTTTCGACCTCAATTTAGTGGCATCCTCAATAGCGCTGCTCAAGTTGTGCAGGATGTCGCTGCCGGGTTTGCTCGCGGTGCTGTTAATACTGGTCAAGGTTTGCTCGGCACGCTCAGCTACACTGGGCTGAACCCCAACGAGGGTGTATACGGTTCTCTGTATCAGGGTTTAGGTTCCGTACAATCGAAGATTGCTTCGATGCAGTCGGACAAAGCCAAGCAAGCGGAAGCTGCAGTCGAACGAGCGATAAAGGCTGCCGAAGGTAAAGGCTTTCTGGAAGGTGCTGGTGAGGTTGTTGGTGCGATTGCCAACAACCCGTACTACCTTGTAAGTGGTGCTGGTCAAGTTGCCGGTAGTTTGGCTGCACTTGCTGGAATCACCACACTACTACCGGAGGCGGCTGGCGCTGCCACGATCGGACGAATTCTCGCTTCTCCCGTCGGACGTATGGCGACTGCAGAGGGTCTCGTTACTGCCGGTAGTGTAGGTGCGAACATTGCTCAAGAGAACCCAGACAATTATGCAGCACGCCTGCTTGGTATTCCGGCTGGTATTGTGACCGGTGCTACGACGCTTATTGGCGGTAAGCTTTTTGGCGAATTCGACATCGACACAGCAGCGATGCGTTTGATTGCAAAAGATACCGCCAACGTCGGTAGCAAAACCGCAGCAGCGTTTGAAAAAGGTCTGACTGCGATGAACGTGCCTAAGCGTATCGTGGCATCGGCGGTAGGCGAAGGTGGTGAAGAGTTTATCCAGAGCGCATTCGAGCGAGCATTTACCGATTTGGGAGCTAGAGGTGAAATCAACTGGGGCGGTGTGGGTGCTGAAGCGGCACAGGGCGGTGTGCTTGGTGCAGTAACAGGTGGCGCGTTTGGTGGACTGCATCAAACTCAAACTCAAACTCAAACAACGCCGAAGACAAAAGTGCAAGAGCAGCAACCGGATTGGGAAATTGCTAAATCCGGCCTTGTCAATTTGGCTGCATTACGTGGTCAAGCTGCTGAAGTACTTGACAAACTCGAACGAATGGCCCCTGCGCAAACTACGATCGAGCGAGCAGCGCAAGTCGCATCGATTCTCAACAATGCCGAGTCGTCACCGCTTGACACCGTTGCAGAACTTGCGTTGATGGCGACCAAGCGCAAGACACCGGAAGCTGGTCAAGCTGCACAACACACGTTGGATTACATCTTCGGCGCTCGTAATACGTTCGAAGCGCTCAACGATCCGAAGAAACGTGAAGAACTGCTTGGTTACTTTGATGCGCAGTTCAACGATGCGCAGAGAAAAGCTAACGATCAAACGTTACCTGAAGCGGTGCGTGAAGACGCGCAAAAGCAGCTAATTGATTTACAACACAAATACACTTTACTGCTCTACTCGTTGGATAAAATTTATCAAGCAAGCGCTCTGGTTCCGGTTGCGCCACGTCGTGATGAGCTTGTACCTGTCGAGTCAGGTGTATTGCAAGTAGTTGCAGAAAATCGGCAACGAGACTCGACCACGCGTCAGCGGACTGACACTCAAAAGTCACCAGTCGCAGAAGACTTCGAGCTTGCCGCACGCACGGTTGCGTTGCACTTCAATGAAGCGTTTGGCACAACCTTCGATCCTATGCAGATCAGGCAAGCAGCAGCTCAACCTGCCGACACACCGGTACATCGCTTGGCGCGTTTGACTGCAGCGTTCGGGATGCCATACAACTACGAAGGCGTTAAGTCAACGTTGAAGGGTGTAGCGGTTGCTGCACTCAGTGATAATCCGACACTATCTAATGCAGCGTTCAAAGTACTTTACGATACGACACAGATCACACCGCAGCAACTTACGGCGTTGCGAAAAGGTGATGACGCTGCGATCACCACAGCAATGCGGTCGAACCGCGAACTTGTGACGAAGCTCAATCAGCGAATTCAGACCGACAACACACTTACCTTGGAGCAACGCAACCTGCTCATCAAACAGCGCGATGACTTATTTACTCGCCTCGCACTTTATACCAGACTGGTCGATGCATTCAAGAGCGCTCATGATTTCCGTGATGCGGTGATGCGTACCGCGGCGGCGCAACAACCAACCGCACCACAACAACAAATGATCGAGTATCAGCCTCAACGAAACAAGCAGGCGTTCCAACCGCAGCAACCACCAGTAGCACCAGATGAACAGGCGAAGCTTAGGCGGCAAGCAGAGGCGATCAACAAACTGATGCAGAATCTAGACAAACGTGATTGGCGTCACGATCGCATCAAACGTTGGTCTGGTTTGTCGGATGCTGAGTATAGAGAGTTGTTTGGGACGACATCGGCTAGTAAGATTCGGAAGGAGATCGAGCGAATCGTCCAAGCAAACGGAGGCAGCATATCAAAAAAAGATCAACCCCTACGCGATGATAGCGTAGGGGTTGTGGAGCAAGTTACAGCAACGCAACCTGCGCCTAGCAAAGAACAACCTGCGCCTAGCAAAGAACAACCTGCGCCTGGCAAAGAACAACCTGCGCCTAGCAAAGAGCAACTTGCGCCTGGCAAAGAACAACCTGCGCCTAGCAAAGAGCAACTTGCGCCTAGCAAAGAACAACCTGCGCCTAGCAAAGAGCAACTATTACGTCGTGGGA